CTGGTGACGAGGCTGGTCAGCAAGCCTGGAGCGATGCGGCCAAGGCCGGTCAAGTAATGCGGATTTGTTAGGAGGAAAGAACATGGCGAAATCAATTCAAGCACAGGCAGCAGCCCAGATCAAAGCTAAGATGAAAGCGGCAGGGTTCAAAGCCAGCGTCAGCAGTTTCAGCGCGTCTATGTGCAACGGTGTGCGGATCTACTGCGATGAAGCTGACTATCAAAACAAAGAGAAGATCAGCGACATTTGTATGCCTTACCAGTACGGCCACTTCAACGGCATGGAAGACATCTACGAATATAGCAGCATGATCCCCGACTTGCCCCAGGTTAAGTTCGTCCAGATCAGCTACCACGGTTGATTTAACAGTGCGCCTTCGGGCGCATCATTAAGTCAAAAGGAGAGTGCAATGAACTTTATACTAAAAAAGATTGACGCCTATGCGGTGCGGATTGTCGGAGAGTTTGACAGCTTTGCTGACGCTTTTGCCGCAAAGGAAAAGATCTATGCGAACAACGAGTTTGTCGAATGTTTCATAGATATCGTAGCGCCGGAAGGCCAAGTCTTAGCACCATTGGGAGCAATACAATGAACGATTGGAAAGAGTGGCTTAAAGATACTATCGGGGTGTTGAGCCTGTTTTTCACCTTCTATCTTTTATTTTTCTTTGCGGGGATTTTGTGATGGGCAAAGTGAAAGACATATTTCAAGACCAACGCGAGAGGGCGTCAGTGGTATGCCCGGAGTGCGATGGAGATGGTAAGGTGGTTGAGGTCACTTACCGGCGGCAAAGCTTTGATCGGGATATCGGGGAGCCTTATGAAGATCCGGTTGATTGTGAACGGTGCCAGGGAGAAGGCGCAATATTCGAGGAGGAAGACGATGAAGATCTATGAGGTTAACACCAAAAAGATGCACCACCGCCATGCAGGGGACACTGAGGTGGCGGCGGCGCACCAGGTGGCCGCAAAGGTTACAGGCAGGAGATTGGAGACCCTGCGAGCGCTTTCGACCCTGGGAGGAGGGTCAGGGGAGCAGATAAGCGCCTCTCTGCGGCTACCTATCACTAGCATAAGACCACGCCTAACGGAACTGCAAGAAATGGAGTTGATCGAGGACACCGGGCGGCGTCATAAAAACCAATACGGAAACGGCGAAATCATCTGGTCTGTAACAAAACAAGGGGAAAAATATGTATATTAAATTTGAAGAGATCCGCGAAATGGCCGATCACATCAGGCTATTGACCGGAGACGATCAGGACACCTTTCTTGACACGCTCGATGGCGAGACAGATGCAATGGACATTCTGGGCAAGCTTATCCAAGAGCGCACCGAGTGTTCTGCCAATGAGGCAACCGTTAAAGATCTTGCGGCAACCTATACCGCCAGAGCAAAGCGGCTCTCATCCAAGCAGGAAGCGCTCTCGATCACGATCGGCCACTTGCTTGATGCAATGGGCCAGACTAAGATCCAACACGCTCTAGGAACAGTCAGCCGGACCAAGCCACGCAAAAAAGTTGTGGTAGTAGATCCGCACGAAATTCCCAGCCAGCTAACAACAGTAACAGTCAAGCCAGACATGGCCGCAATTAAAAAGCAGATGGATGCAGGGGAGCTTGTGCCAGGTTGCGAATATCAAATGGGCAGCGCGTCCGTCACAGTGAGGATCAAATAATGAGTGAACTACAAAAAGCAATGTCCGAGGTGAACGATCTTAATCGCACCCACGGCGTCACGCAGCGCGGCGGAAAGAAATACACCGAGGTGTTTGTGCGGGTTGAAGCATTCCGCAAAGCATTCGGGACAGATCACGGGATCAACACCGAAATCCTAACAGACGATGGCAAGCGGGTTGTGGTCAAGGCATCGATCACAAACAGCGCCGGGATGGTTGTCGGCTCCGGCATGGCTGAAGAAATCAGGGGCCAGGGTAACGTCAACAAGACAAGCGCCCTGGAGAACGCAGAGACCAGCGCCATAGGCCGCGCTCTGGCTTCTATTGGCTTGCATGGTGGCACATATGCTAGCCTCAATGAGATCGATGCTGTACCACGCAAGGCAGCAGCGCAAAGTCAACAGGCTCAATCTACGCAGCCGCCACCAGCACCACCCGCCGGTGATCTGCTCACGCTGAAGAACCACATTGGACAGGAGAAGGGATCAGGTGACGCGCAAGAGTTTACCGCCAAGCTCATCAAGCTCATTGCAGCCTATACCAAAATGGAAACCAACAAAGAGGGGACCGTCATCCCACCACGGGAGCGCATGACAATGCTTCGTCAGTTGATCAAGCAGAACCAACAGCAAATCGACACGCTTTCCGATGGGTTCAAGGAAGAGATCGACAAGCGATACAAGAATTGCCTCAAGGTATTGGGCGCACAGGTAGGAAAAGAATGATGGAGACCTGGAAACAAATGAAGGCGCGTCAAAAGCGGGAGCTGATTGGCGTGATTGAGGATCTTGCTGGAGAGATAACGCAGGTGAAGGCGGCACAGAAACTAGATATGTCTCAAGCCCTGCTCAGTGCCTTCTGCCGCAAGCACAGTATCACATGGGAGACAGACGGAAGGAAAAAGAAATGACCGGTAAAGATATAATCAAGTGCATCAAGGCAGCAGAAATGAAGCTGACAAAAAAAGAAGCATCTGCTCTTATGTCGATACCGTATAAAACCGTTGTTGATATCGCAAAAAAATACGGAATAAAATTTATCGATGGAAGGCAGAAAAGCGATGAACCAAGAAGGCAAGCAGGCATTGGACCGAAGCCAACGTCAACTATCAATCATGATCGAGACTGCAAAAAAACAGAACCGGCACAACCTCAAGCAGCAGCTAGAGAGCCTGTTCGCATTAGGCGAGATACTTCAAAGGGCCATTACAAAAGAAAGCTAAAGAATCGGTTTCGGGACATACTTCAGAGCGATCTGGATTACTCCGTAAAGCACGAGTTAATCTACGCAGCCAAATGGCAGGATCATCAGCGCAGCATAAAGAAAAAAACTAAGGTAGGTGGAACGCTATGAGCGAAGAGGAAATGGAAAAGAAAATTGAGATTGCAGGCGCGGTCGGCGCGTTTGCAGGCTTTGCCAGTGGCATTGCCGTAATGGCCCTGGTAGCAATTATATTCTAAGAAAGATCGTGCGGGTGGCCGTGTGAATGGTGGCGCATTCGGTAGCACGTTAACCAACAAACAATGTTGGACCACCCGCTCGATACTTAGATCATAAGCTCAAAGTGAGGTCCATCAATAAATGGGGATTTTCCTTGGCTGCGGCGCAAGTCAACGTAGGCATTGTACGCTTCTTCCATTGTTCCATCCCACTCTCGGATGTCGTTGATATGCCAAGAAGCACCCCAACGCACCTTAACACCTACGTCAATAGCAGCTTGTTTAACCGCATCAGCAATGTCAAAATACAACTTTATTTCCCACGATGCCCGAGAACCTACATAAGCCATGAGGTCGAGAGCGTTGCCGTCAATGTGCTTAGACTTCATAGTTTTTGACGCACCTTTGTTATAAAGCTCACGCTGTTCTTCAATGGTTCTAAGCCCACAGATCACACCAAAGTCGGTTTTTGTATGGCCTATGGCTGCTTTAGCAACGGCAACTAAACGCTCGTCTACGCCTTCCATTCGGTCAAGGCTACGTTGTGATAGTTTGTATGTCATTTCATTTCCTCTTAAACAAAGCCTGCGCACCGCGCACACCAAAGCTTGCGCTGATTGCGATACCTAAGCTGTAAAAATACCAGTCTGGTGCTTTGGAAAGCTGCTCAAACCCACGGTCAACCCAGCCTTCTGCGCCAGGGATAAACGCCAGGATCAATGGGATCGACAGGACAATAACAAACCATTCATCTTTCCAGCTTGATTTTGCGCCCTCTGCCATGATGCGCTCCCAATCGGCAACGCTCGTATGCTCAGAGAGCATGATCTTTGCCTTGGCTTCCGCCTCAGTTAGCTTGAGCTTTGCATCTGCTGCCTGTTTGGTAGTCTTTGCATCA